TAACACAAAAACAATCCTTTTAACGTAAACCTATTATCCTAAGCACTCACTCATTTTCAATCTTTTAACTTCTATCTTTTGGGTATAATGATTTGTCAACAAGCACTATTTGGAGATATGCTCGAAAGAGCTGGTGATCCAAAGGCTTCGGCCTGATGCATTCATCTCACCATGGTTGGTAACATAGTAGCGAATTATAAGACATAGAGTCAACACTGTTCGGAGTGGTTCGTGAACAATTGCTTTGTCAATATTTAGTCAAGGGTGGCATTTCTAGTCCTAGATCTCGGACATGGAAAAGTGATCCAGCGGTTGTCTAACCCTGTAACAAAAATAGACTTGGCCCAGCTGGGGGTTCAATAGAAATACCTTTCCAAAGAGCCAGATACAACATAAGAGTTACCGAAATGTGCGTTCCCCGTATTCAACCTCAACATGCTGACCTCGATGCAGACAATATGTTTGCACTTTACTGCCGTTTGTGGTCTGGCCCCCTCAATGCGTTGGAGACCATTCTTGACACGACGGAACTCGTCCAACACGTGTCGCGTGAGCAGCCTCTCACTCGCCGTTGTGGCTCGTACCATGCGGTCCACATGGTGACACAGCGTTGTATATGGAACCAGAGGGCCGGTTGGGCCCGCTACTTTAGCACTGAAGTGATATCTGGTTCCGTTGATCTGACGTCATATGTGCCTGGTGGAGTTGATCTTCAACCCCCAACTTCATCGACCATCGTCGCGAACCTCCTAGTTCAAGGTGCTGTCACTCGCTGTGTCACACCTGTTGACACCCCCAGTGGTGTTGGCGTGGCGATTTGGGAGATCGCTGATGCTCCGCTCTCGACAAACTTAGAGCTTAAGTCCAGTTATGGACACCTCATTTGTTATGTGGCGCACCACTTAAACCGCGAGATCGAGACTGGCGATGTTTGGCTTGATGTCAATAAGGCCCCCTCTGCATTTATTTGTGCGGGCGTGCTTGATCTGCCAGACGCGCTGAGAAACAACATTGTTTCATTCATTGAGCAGTCAATGGGCGTCATTGATAGGATTCAGCCGGTCAGTGATCCTCTAGATCTCCCTGAGGAGCGAAGGATTTTTAATTCGCGCTTGCTCGAGTTGTGTGGAGACATTGAGTCCAACCCTGGGCCTGGAGTTTTATTTGGCGTGCAGCTCACACCGGACCAAATTGATATCCTCGAGAATGGCTCGCGCGCCAGCCGCCGTCTTCTTAGATGGCAGGTTAGAAATGAACATGACCTTGATGTTCGCAATTATCGGCCAGGGCGAGTCATACAACGAGTTGCCTTCAGAGATGATACGAAGGTTGACATCATTTCATCCCGTCGTCGCGCCACCAATGACTGGAGATTGTCGTACACACGCGATTTCTGGAATGAGGACCACACCGCGACCGGGGTTATGGATGGCGTTAAAAATGAGCTCCGAGACACCATTGGTGACGTTTTCCGGCAGCACATTGATGTGCTCCCGAATCGTTTTCGCCAAGTTTTTAATGAATGTGTTCATGATATTCCACGCAACCTCTCGACTGGAATTCTTGAGGCATGTGAAGACTTGCTTGGTGGGTTTGGAGTCAGTCGACTCAGTGATGTTCTACGTGGTTGCTTTTGCATTCCCCCATCACTTGTTGTTGCGCCATTAACAATTCTTGTGTGCCACCTCATGCACACAATGAAAGTGTCTGCTCCAGTTCAGACCATGGTCAGAATGGCTATCGGGCCGATATGTATCGCGCTTGGTTGTCAAGATTTAATTGGTCATTTTAAAGTTAGCCTCCAGCACTCCGCTAATGGACCAGGCGATGATTTTGTGACTACTTTGTCAAATATTGCCACCGTTATGTATTGCTGTGTCACCTTTAAAACTATGCCATCTAAGGGTGACAGAGATAGCATCGCCTCACGCGTCAAAGAACTTGCAGCATCTGTGAAAGGTGTGTCGAATCTAAAGCGTGATATGTCTTCCCTGCTGGAGAGCTGTATTGACCTCCTCCGGGGCTTCATTGATGGAGTGGCTAGCATGGCAGGCTACCCTAGTATGTCTGCTAGGATGTTTGGTGGGGTGAAGTATGTTGAGGTTCTCGAGACAGGTGAAGAATGGCTCCGGCACGGCACTGGCAGTCCTGACACGTTGATCCCTGTTGGTCAACAAATAGCGGCCGATCTCAGAAACGCAGTTGATAAGGATCAAAAAGTTATTGACAAGTGCACAATGAGTATTATATTGTCGCTATACAACCGCATCTGCGCGCGTTTAGTCGCGTTGTCCTCGTCATTCTGTGCTGATGATTATATTGAACCCGTTGGCTTCCACCTCAGTGGGCCACCAGGCCTGGGCAAAACGTTCATGCTCAACCTGATCGTCACAAATGGGGTCATTGCGCTGTTGCCATCTGAGTTGAGGCGTCGCATTCAACCGATCCTCAAGAATTTGATTTGTAGCTGCGATCCCGCGTCCAACTTTGGCGACCCGATTACGCCAAGGACGATGGGACTTATAATGGATGAAACCACAACTGTGCCAAGCGAGTGCCTTAAATCACAGACTATGCTCAGGTCTTTACTGGGCCTGATCTCCCCCAATCCGACGCCACTCAACATGGCATTTGACAAAGGGATGACAGCTTCGTCGCTTAAGATTATCGGCCTTGCAGGTAATTCATCGGATGGCCTCCGCACTGTTTTTGAGAAGGTTGATGGAGACAAGGGAGCGTATTACCGACGGTTGCTTGATGTCGAGTATGGCGTTAGTCCTGAGTATTTGACAAATGGTCGTTTAGATAAGGACAAGGTTAGAGGCAAGCTACCAGATGATTATGCCATTTTTAGGCTCTTCAGGTGGGTTGTGCCCGAAAATGCCCCTGCGTCACATGAGCGGCATCATGTCCGCGACGTGTCATTTAACGAACTCATTCACATTCTCTGTGACACGTATCATGATAATGTCCGGTCGACCAACGAACGTCTTCGCATATCTCAGGCCGTTTTCAACACAGTTTTAGAATTTGATGAGCCACCGATGATTGCCACTTTCAATCCAACTAGCGGCGACCCCGATACAGGCTCTGACGTGTCAGACAATGATTTTGTTGACACAGAAACAGGAATTGATGGCCATGTTGAGACTGTGCTTGAGTTTTGTCGTACACGTGAATCAAAGCGGTACGAAAGGCTGTCCTCTCTGCCTTCTTTTGTGGTCCTTGACTCCGAGTGTTGGCGGGATGTTGTTGATCGTGTTGTGGCCGCATCAACTGCACCATGTGCGTTGGTTCGTGCAGAGTGTGCACGTGCCTATGACTTCTTGATCAGTTGTATGCAGCTCACATCTACTGAGTCCCTCAGAGTTCAGTATCTGTCATTCGTTGAGTGGGGTAAGTGCAACCTGAAGGTGGGCATTGATGTCATCGTCAATTTTATTTCAAACCACAAGATTGCCGTGGCCATCGGTTGTGTTGTGTCAGGTGCAATTTTGCCACTATTTTCTGGCATCAGTGTTGTCCAGGGCCCGCAGTGCCCAAAGACAGAGGACATTAGGGATTCCATGACACCTCTCGTCGTCCGAGCCCGCATTTGTTCGAATTGTGGACATGGGTCTCATCTCCGAGATGATTGTCCCATACCGTCATCGGGGTGGACTTACTTCGTCATTCGTGGGGCACAGGGCGATTTCGTTTATCGATCTAAAAGTCTGGACCAAATTCGACCTCTGGGCGATTCTGATGAGCACGTCTCTGACACTCTCAAGGCTGGGACCATGAAAGCCACGTTCTTCATAACAAAGTCACATACCAATGTAATGCTTGGTCGTCCCCCTCGGCATGTGGCCGAGCGCATGGCAACACCACTCAGGAACACGTACCTCATGTTCTTCAAGGACAGTAGGGGTACTGAGGTGCCCATTGGCGCAATTGTGTTTCGTATTGGGTATCAAGCGTATGTGCTGACACATTACAAAAGCATGTTTATGATGGTTCCTGAGGTGCACTTCAGACCACTCAATGCACGTGGGGACATCACAGTTACGACTGATGTGATGCGCAATTGTCGTAATGTTTCCGTTGGTCCTGACATGTCCCTCTTTGACATGCCACGAGACAAGTTCAGGCAACATGCCGATATTGGATCGTTCTTGGGCAAGCCAAAGGAGCGTGGTGTACTGTACAGATTCACCATGTTTTATGATTGTGTTGGTCCCACAACGCCAATTCCGTATGAGCGTGTTGAGACTGGATACAACCGTGGTCCAATGGAAGCTGCCATGGGCACGTTTCTCAAAATAGATGGCAATGGTACTGCCGGTGATTGTGGTCTTTTGGCATTTGACGAAGATGGTAACATCCTCGGGATGCAATGTGCGTCGACATTCACAAACGATCACTCTGAGTATCCACACACGTGTTTGGTTCACCCGCTTGATTTGCCAAATGCGACTGGACCCATGGGGTTGCCAAGCATACCTGATGTGTGCACACACGGGTTGGAGATCATTGGCACTTTGCCAAATCATGATCGCGTGGAGTCACTCGGCAATAATAAATATCGCAACACGTTTGCCGCTAGTGATCCGGTGATGATCCAAGCGTTTGGGCCCCCAACACGTGCACCATGCGACAATGGTTCGTATGAGAGCTTGATAGTCAACTTGCGCAAGACCAATGATGTTGATTTTGTCCCCATTGATGCGACCATCTGCAAGTCTGTGTGCGCTCATGCGTTCTCTGAGATATCTAAGGGGTTCTCATACTCGCTAGTCGGCCAACCCTACTTGCCTGACTTCCATGAGTGTATTCGTCACGTCCCGCGCAACACTGCGTCTGGCATTGGCATTTTCATCCCCGCCTATGGTGGGATGGCTGTTAATTGTGAGCGCATAAGTCGGAGTGCAGGCCAAACCCGCAAATATGCATTCTTTGGATCCGATGGCCCTGATTGGTTTGGTGATAACTGGGATTTGCTGATGTGTGGTCAGTTCGTCATGGCCTATTGCATTATGAATGATATCGAGTTCCACCTCCCCAGTGCAATGGGTCAGAAGCCAGAGGTTTTGAAGCTCCAGAGTGATGGCCGTGTGAGGGATGCGCGGGCTCTTTTTGGCTCGAGTACCAATCAGTCTGTGGCTGGACATGTTATGTTTGGCCTCCCTGGCGAATCGCTTGCGAACTCATCCAAGGTGGCAGAGTCACTCTACGGCGCCAATGTCTATGATCCCTCAGTGTGTGCGATGCTTGCGCTCCGAAATGGCATCAACATTGGTGCCGATGTCTGTGGCCGGATGTGCATAATTAACGGTGATTATAAGGGATTCGATCTTGACCATCCTGTTCAAGTGAAGAGTGAATTTGAGACGTTGATGAACAACCACTATTCCACGCTCCCTAATGGACGGTTTCAAGACTTCGTCGCGTGGCTGCGTCATGAGTATTATTCTCGCTATGGATCACGCGTGGTCATTCACTTTGGAGACACAGGCATGAAGCCTCCGGACTTGCAGGCCGACCGCGTCAGGTTGGTGCATAGAATCCGTGAATTTGAGTCTGACATCATGGTTCAGGCAGCTGCAACTGGTCTTGTCGAGATCAAGATCGAATGCCTCAGTGATGTGATAAATGCACTTCAAATTCCACTTATTGCGTTTAACCTCGCCGCGTTTAACAATATCCCAGACAATTTTGACCGTGTCTTTAGGGCGAAAATCATTGGGTCTATGATCCACTCTGTCATGGTCAGTCAAAAATATGTCATCAGGATGTTCAAGAGATTTTGCACAGGGTGTATCTGGACAACGCTCATAAACATCTGGTTTGGGATGTGTTATCACCGGTTTGCTTGGGTCTTGGCGCATGGAGGAGATGTGGCCTCACTTGAGCATTATAATGAACATGTTAGAGCGAGTCATTATGGTGACGACAATTCTGCACATCTTTCCGACTATGCAATTGAAAAGTGGACTGTCGAACATAATTTGACTGACCTCCTCTCAACTCTCGGTCTCACAATCACGAGTCCAGAAAAAGACGGGCCCCCCCGCGTCTCAAACACATTTAACATGCTTTCCCGTGATTTGAGGTGGCATGAGAATGGTCACTTTGTGCTTGCACTTGGGGAAGAGTCAATCAGGAAAATGATTTACCATTCTGAGGGCCGCAGAGATCCCAGTATTGAAGTTCAAGTCCTTGATCGCGCACTTGCCGAGATTTCTCTCAGGCCCGAAGCTGAGTGGGCTGCAAAATTTTGCGCAATTCGGTCTGTCATGCAAAGGGTTTTTCACACGAACCCAAAATTTGCCGATCGAGATTCGTATGTCAGGTGGGCTACGAAGCTCACGCCCCTTTGGGGTTTTTAACCACCTTTTCTTTCCCCATAAGCGCGGGGTGGGGTCTCGCCGCATGCACTTGGAGTCTTTCAAGGGGGTCTCAGTGGCCAAACACCCCCTTGCATTGTCCGTGCACAAGCGCCAGCCAGTGGTGTTATACTGGTAGGTCACGAGTAACTCGTCACACGAGTACCGATAATCAAGAAGTTTCAAATCAATCTGCGTCAGCTACTGTTCAGGAGCACCAAGCTGGCACAACTGAGTTTCTCGATGATGCCGCCATCACGTCCGCAGTCGCAATCGAACCCTTGGCCGCAAGTGACCTTGGGAGGCCTATGGAAACAGGAGTACGACAAGACGCTCTTGCAGCTTTTCTTGAGAAACCTCTCCAACTTGCAACTGGAACCTGGTCTACAGGAACAGCTGCTGGAGGAAATTTACTCACGTTATCCTTGCCTCAGGACTTGTTTGCAGAAGCAATCTACTCCAACAAGACCCAAGGCAATTTGTTTGCCAGGTGGAAAGAGATTGAGATACTCATCGAAGTTAATGCTCCTAAGTTCGCTCAAGGTCGCATGCTCGCCCATTTCATCCCTTTGGGTAACGCGCCCGGGATGGAGGCCAAAATTGCAAACACTGCTGCAATCACGAGTATGTACAATCGGAACCTTCAGCAGAAAACGCTCCACCCTCGCGTTGAACTCGCAGCCACATGTGACACTGCAGCAAAGTTCACCATACCCTATTGCTCAACAGGGCCGTGGTATTGTCTCCCAACGGAAGAGAACCCTGTTGGTTATCTGTTCCTTGATGTCTATTCTCCTCTTAAGGTTGGCTCTGGTGTCACCAGCGTTGATTACATTGTTTGGGCTCGTGTAGTTGGGTGTGAGTTCAGCACCCCATACATTGCTAATGGCCCTGGAAGTGACGAGGCGCCCGATCGCAAGATCTCGAGCACACTCAAAGCGTCCTCCGTGGCAGCCAACGCCCTCGCAACGATCCCATCATTGACGGCGATTATGAAGCCTGCAGGGTGGGCCCTCGGTGTCCTTGGTGGGGTTGCATCTGCCTTTGGCTACTCCAAGCCGACTGATGAAAAACCTGCCACTAAGATGATTGGTGAAATGGTTCCGTCCTTCACCAATTGTGATGGGGTGGATGCGGGTGTTAACATGGGCCTAAGTGTGTCTAACTCTGTCACTCTCCCTGCTGGTGCCTTTGGTACGGACGAGGATGATATGAACATCCGATCACTTGGGCGCCGTATGTGCTTCTCTCAGTCCATTAATTGGGGCGCTGCAACCACAGGGAACATTCTTACAGAGAAAATGTCCCCTGATGCACAATTGTCACGTTCTGGCGCTATCTTTGATGGTGGACCTGCTGGCATGCTTTCACTCTTCTTTGAGTATTGGAGATGTGAATCAATGATCGTTAAGCTCAAATTCGTCAAGACTGAGTTTCATAGCGGTCGCGTCGTGTTTACATACAATCCGATGGGCAATTTGGTTGCTGGCACGTCCAACACTACGGGAGCATATGTCGTTCGTGAAGTTATTGATGTTCGCGAGGCCAATGAATACACTTTCAAACTTCCATTTGTCGCTGCTAAGCAGTGGCTCCGTACACCTGCCCCTAATTCATTGGGTGGGACCACTGAAGGTGTCATTGGTGAGAATTGCGGGACGTTCGGTCTCGACGTTGTCCTCAAGCTCAGGGCCCCTGACACGGTGTCACCTGACATCGACATTTTGATTGAGTATGGGTTCGAAGGCCTTGAGTTTGCTGTCCCTCGTCCAATGACCGATCAAAAGAACACCAATACTGCTGCGACGATTGGGTTGCCATATTGGTCTAATGGTTGGAACGGCTGTGCACAGAGTCATGTCGTCACTAGTGCTGCCGATCTTGAAGTCGCATTGTACACGAATTCCTCTGGCACGTCAGAGAGAGTGCCACCTATACAGTGGCGTCTCATGACAAGGCTCACAAATGATACGCAAACGACCTTTACTGGCGTTTCTGTCTATGCCGCGCCCGCATTGGATTCAAATTACACGCTGTGGTGGGGTGCGAATGATGTCAACTTTGACAACACTACCGTGCCGCTTCTTCTCTTTAAGGGCAAGCATGGCACGAGCACCACACAGGAGAACTTTGTTGTCACTGGTGAATCCGGTGATTTCATCCTTCCAGATGGCTGGTCCATATACTTTGCGGGTGAGCAACAGCCAACCACAGATCTTCAGTGGCTCATCATGGGCGTGCCTAGAACCACTTCCGCCCTTCCGTACTATGCCAATTCCGTCTTGCCCTACTGGGGCAGTCATGTGTCAGCTACATTCAGTGGCACGACCCAAGCGACCGAGCTCTATCACAACAACACTGCAACCGCTGTTCGAGTTGCACCCATAAGTCTGTCTGCCTCATTTTGGCGAGAGGGATCACGGGCAAGGGGTGTTGCGGGTGTGTTTATGGTGCCTTCCGGTGCATCTACACCCAATTTGTCTGTTTCGGGTAACTGGACGTACTCTGATGATACATCTGTCCTGCCCGTCGCAATGCTTTCGCTGGGTGGATCTTTTGGAGACTCTAGCGATGTCACTGAGAATTCATCCGACAGCAACTCTGTCAATGGGTCCGACGTCATTTTGCAATCGGGGGCTAAGCTGTATCTTTGTGTATATTTCGACCACTCTCCAACTTATTACCATGGGGATGTGTCCATTCGCCAGCAGTCTTCCCTCCCGTACCACAGTAATGGACCATGTGACGATGTTGAGTCGTCTGGTGCGATGACGATTTCCAGATCGGACATTGTGGCTGCAGAGGCGTGCACAGGTGAGTCGATCCTGAGTATTCTTCAACTCATGAAGCGGTTCACAAAATTATTTTTCACTACGGCGACCTTTGGTACATATGAGGACACCATCAACTCAAAATCGTTGACGATTCGTCCGTTTGCTCAGTGTATTGAGAAGACGGGTGGATCTGCCAACACTTTGATGTTTGGTGATTATTATTCCTTTTTCGCTCCCTGGTTCATTTTCAGGACCGGGTCGAGGCGCATCAAGGCCGTTATGAGGACTGAGCACGACACAGTCCGAGCGTTCTATTGGCCCAATAGAGACGTTGCTGGTGATTCAATTGAAGCACCCGTCGTGCAATCTGCGTTCACGAACAATAACACTCGTGAACTGGCTGCTCTCACTGCCACAACCATTCAGGGTTGGCCGGCTAAGAACAACCAAACTGAGGTCACGTTGCCCGCTTATCCACAGCGGCACGTGATGCTCAACCGACCATCGTGGTTCGATGGCTCTACAAATTATGAGCCTGTTGACGATGGCTACGGGTCTCCTATGTACCTCGAGTTACAAACTACCTCGGGCGGTGCTACGGAGGTGCCCTTGACCTTGTACGGGTCTGTCGGAGATGACTTCCTTCTTGGGAAGTTCATCGGCACCGTACCTATTGCATTTAACTAGATGTTATATTCTGCCCCCAATTACAAGGTTTTAAGGGGCCAACAAGAAAAACACTAGTTGCTGACATGGAGCCTTGATACTCCATGGGGTCACAACCTGTGAAAAAGGCAGG